ATCTGGCTCTTGGCGACGGTTGCTGGCAAATTGTGCGGTCACGGACACTAGGGAGTTGCACCCTACAAGCATTTCCGATTGCTGGGCCATAGTACCTTATGGCTACTTGCAGTCTCAGGTACGAATGCTTGGAAACTGACTTCGTGCCGTGTGTTTCAAGTATACATTATGTATCGGCGTTGTCAAGGGGTAATCTTGAAAAAATTTTGCGGTGAATACGACCCTATTCCCAGCACAGAATGCGGTGAATCCCCCCATTGGTGGGGTCCGGCCGGCCTGGCCGAACGTAAGTCCTTATATACCAACGACTTACACCCAGCCCTCAGCCTCCATCACTTCAACAGATGGAATAACCATAGTATCTCCATCAGCACTAATATATCCACGAAAGCCACGCTCGTCAATATAAAAATACTCGTCCAGGGTATCGTTTTCATTACACTCCCACAATACTGTTCTACAAGCATCGAACACGCTTTGACTAGTTGAGTATATCAGTTGTAGACTGCCAGATTGAATATAGTATTTAGCCATCGACATTCACCTCCGTCCAGCCGTATAACATATCCCGGTCACACTCAACACACACTGGTGTACCATTCTGTTCATACCAATCGGGCGTGATGCCAACTTTGTCATGACAATCTTCACACTCCCAGTATGATATAACATTCTCGTCTTTGACTACTTTGAACATAGTAAACTCCTCAGTGTGATGGAAACAGTACGTTACCCAGGCCCTTGACGCACAAATTGCAGGCGACACTATTCTTGGTTGGGGTGCAGGTCACAACACCACGACCACGACGAATCTCAGGGCAGGTGACATACTTCTCGTTGTCGATGACAACCAACTTGGGCAGACTGTCACGCCACTGTTGAGCCTTGACTTTGCCACGCGGACGCTTGGTGGCAATCTTCTGGTCACTGTCACACCATGCGAATAGTTTGAAACCGACCGCTTTGGCATCGAGAACGTCCTGAGCGTTGTGAACACTAGCATAGACGGCCATATACTTGTCCAGACTAACCAACCGACTATCGTAGATATGAGTGTAGAACCACATATCGGGCAGACTACCGCCATCGGCAAGAATACTCTCACACGCCCAGACTACGTTATCGACATAATCAGTGTCGAGTTTACCATCGAGGAACCAGTCACCACGCTCATGCCAGCGGATAGACTTGCCTTTACGTTCTGCGTCAATAATCATCGAGCGAATACGCCCGCGTTCCGTGATGACATTTTGCATACCAGCAGGACGCACACCGGGGTATATCTTCTCAGTTTGCTCGGCATAGCAGCCGTTGCCAAGGAACGCACAAGTAGGCGGGCAAGTATCGCCAACGGGGCGACTCACGACGATGCAGTTTTCCTTGCCTAGTTTATCGTTGCCGTTTGCTGTTTTCATGATATTGTTCTCCGTGGTTGTCTCTCCAGTATATCATATTATCGTCAGTCGTCAAGTAAAAAATCCAAAAAAAATAAAAATAATTTTTGGCACAGTATTTGCTATTGACCCTTATACCCCCCAGAATGGTGGCCCGGCCCGCCTGTTAGAATGTAAGTCCTTTAGATACAACAACTTACAATTAGGGCAATCATATTTAAAACAAACCACATAAACATACAAACATTATCCATAGCACTTCTTTCTGTATAAAGGGTTAGAATACATACACCTAGACCCCTCATTTTCGCTGACTATATCCAATTTAGCCAAACCTAAAGGTTTAGGTGTGACTATAAGATATTACCTTACCCTCTGGAACTAGTCCCACAAGATAAAGTTTTTCTAGCATTATGTTTTTTCCAAAATTACTTTCTGCTATCTTATGAGCAGTCCATTCACTTTGATGCTTGACATATCCCAGAGTGTGATGGTTTTGAATCACGGCCCAGGTGTATTCCAGAGGCTTGTTTGTATTCATGTTTCGCATTATACCATATATCGGCATGGTGTCAATAGAAAATCCAGAAAAAATGCCAACCACCCATTAGAGGGACCCGGCCGGCCGAGCCGCACCTAAGTCCTTGGCTAGCAAAGACTTAGGGCGGTTCACGGCACACACCACGGAAAGAGAGTTATGCTACCACACTGCCAAACAATGGCTTGCGGCAATTCTTGACACGCTCACAGTAGAACTGTCGGATATTACCGTCTACAGTCTTGCAAGTTACAAGGTGATTGGTGCGTTGGAACACCGGATCGTTGCGACGATAGTTACTTCTAGCGTTCATGCTAGCAATAGTTTTATCATCAAGACGGATGGGACTTTCAATAACCCTTGCGAGAACACGCTTAGGGTCGCCATGCAGTGGCTGCATATACTCGAAGTTATAAACTTCACCAGTCTTTGCGTTGCACAGTTCAGCACGACTACCGCCATAGACGGCATAGACACCGAACATCACAAGAGCAATAGCACCAACCCCAACAATACCAGCCATCATCATTACGTTTTCCATTGTAAAAAACTCCTAAAGTGTGAAACCAAACCTAAAACCATTCTACCATAAGGGAAGACACATGTCAACCCCCAACTAGCATATTATCCTCAAACGGCGTACCGTCAGCAAGGAACCACTCAAAATTCTTTTGGAAAATCTTGACTGGGCTATACTTGTTGATTCGTTGCTTGGTGGTGCTTGTTCGCCACCCACCGCTATTGAGTTGAACCATACCATTCTGGTAAAATCGCACAACCTTGGTTCCGTGCAGTTCAACAGAAACGCTACCGTCACGCTCAATATAGGCGTATGTATTGTTTCCAATCTTACGCTGTCCACGGTTACGCTCACCAAGAACCATCTGTGTTGCTTCAACGTGTGTCATCTTTTGTCTCCGTGTGGTTGCTTTCCCTACTAACTATATCGACATTCTACCATCCAAACTTTAGCCTGTCAAGCAAAAAAAGAAAAAAATTTTGCCACCCCCTCAATAGTGGGGCCCGGCCGGCCTGCTTGTTCGTAACTCCTTTATTCCCAACCATTTATAGCCCATAGAAAATTCTCCTTAGTTAGATTCCTAAAGATTTCGATACCGTGTTCATTACGATTCTTTCCATGCTTACTATAAGAAATACTATAGCCCGGCTTTTTGCCTGTCTCAATATATGTATAGTGCTTTGATGCCCAATCACAAAGTTTGCTTGTATTACCAACCCTAGCCTGTATACCGTCTGGCCGAATAAACACAATCACCGTCACATCACTTTTGTGTGGCTGAATACCCTGAAAAGCATAATCCTTGCCCTTAGTCTTAGGACGAGAACCCTTGCATTCTACACTGATAATCTCATCATCCATTTTGATCTGAACATAAATATCACCAGTTTCCCTACTATTACCAATAGCAGCCTCAAACCCTGCATCAATCAACCATTCATAAATAATCCATTCAACCTTACGCCCACCCTCTGAACTTCCGGTACGCATCATATCAATAGACTCTGGACTTGTAAAACCGTCAAGCCTATCGGCATACTCTGCATCAAAGTTAGCCTTAGCCCTCTGAAAGATACGCTGGTTGATAAAGCCTTCGTTTTGCGTGGCGGTCAGCATGATTTTCTCCAAAAGTGGTGAGTTGTTTGTACCAGTATAATAATATTATCGGTATTTGTCAACTGTTTTTTGAGAAAAAATCTAAGTCATTGAAAAATATAGACTTAGGCACGATTCGTGCGGCCGGGCCCCCCGATTAGGGGGAGAACCCGGCAACTGTAGCATTACTTTCGATCAACCCTATCACTATCGTAAGGATAATTCCAGCCGTAAATGCTAGACTCATAATGTATATAGTCTTTTTCTGTCGCTCCGTCATCTTCTCGCTCATATTCGCTCTCCTTAGCGTTTAGAGTTTGATTCAAGTACCAGCACAACAGTGTACCAGCAGCATATCCTATCGCCAAACTAGCAGGGTCTAGTTGAATCATTATAGTACCTCCTCATAACTAAAACTATCAACCTCACCCACAATATTTTCCAATGCTCCAGATATTGCAACAAGGTTCTCTTGTCGATCAACCGCTTCGCTCAGGTCAATATCATCTACAAACACTGTGCAGTTGAAATATTTGACATCTGTGTTTACCGTTGTTATATCATAGCAGTTATATTGTCTCATCAGTCATCCTCTCCATAGTAACCATAGTCCTCATCGGTTCCGAATCCTGCATCACGCATGGCCGAATCAAAATCCCCATCCATGCCATCATTGTAATAATCATCCTCGTGGTAATCGTACACTCCTTCCATCATCTCGTCACAATAACCTTCAACGTCAACAAGTCCGTCAATTTCATCATAGTCCGAATTGTAAATATTCTTTCCGGGTGTCATCAGTAAGCCTCCTCAGTGTTCCAAACTTCATCAAACAAGTCTACTCCGACTACATCCATCCAGTCAAGAGGGTGTGAGCCAATATCTTCGCAAGGTTCAACGATTCCTTCAGCCTCAAGAGCAGCAATCAGTAGCGTGGCGTTAATATCGTCCATTCTTGATTCTCCGTGGTTGTTGCGTGTCATGCTCGAATTATACTCCTTAGATCGTCCAAGTCAACCCCTAATCTTGAGTTTTTTCTAAAATTGTGTCCAGATAAATTTCGTTCTGCGTAAGCACATAGCCATACTCACATTGGGGGGTATAAACCCCAAAATAAACCTTGCCGTTATCGTATCCTTCAAAACCAACGAACATTCCAAAAATCGTGTAGAGCGTCATCATCTTTCATTCTCCGTGGGTTATTCTTGCCAATACTTTATATATCGACAATCCACCCCAGATACTTTACAGAAAAACAAAAATTTTTGCTGACTTTCGCTGGCTTTACCATCTAAGCCTTAGCCTGACGGCTTAGGTAATACAAGGTAGTCAACCCCCCAACCGAGGGGCCCGGCCGCCCTCGCCGCTCGTAAGTCCTTTATTTTCAACTACTTACGTTTACCACTGAACACTAGCCTAGCAAACATTACCATAAAAACAATATGATAACATACGGCCAGTATCCAACCATATTCATCAAGCCAAGGCCCCTCATCAATCAACGGTCTCATACTCATCCTCATCAACTACATACCAATCCCAACCCTCATCATCTATACCATACCATGCTTCTAGTTCATCCCAAGCATCATGGTATCCATCCTCATACCCTTCATCATACTCAGTCATTCACAACCTCTCTTGTAAAACATGCGTCGTCAACTTCGTATCGATCAATACCAGTATCATTCCATGCTACATGGTCAGGAGTTTCAATTGAACCCAACTCCCGCATAGTTTCAATAAACTCGCTATAACTAGCACAATCGCTAGCGATATTATAGAGTCCTTGGTCGTTTTTGATCCAGAGGACAACATTCCATGTTGCGTAATTACTGTAACCGTTGTAGCCACTCATTTTCATTCTCCGTAGGCTGATTCGATCTTCTCACCACTATCACAGCAATAGAGGTTTTCATCTTCCCAGTTTACTTCACAGGCAACCGCCTGCCAACCGTCAGTTCGTTTGTGCTTCACAGAATGCAAAACCAAACGGAAGTTTTCTTGTACAGCGTCGAAACTCATGGCCTCGCCGTCGTTCATTACAAAATACTTCGGGTATCCTCCGGGCCAAGCGTATCGGCCTGAGCGAACATAGTTTTTCAATTCTTGCGTTGTCATATTACAATCCCCCTAAACATAGTACCAAACCGCAAAACCGGCATCAATCAACCATTGCCACTCTGTCGTGACAGGGAAACAAGTTCCATTACTAATCACTCGCTCGTCACCACTGAGCGGATCACGAATCCGAATTTCATAAATAGTCTGTATACAAGCCATTTCAATCTCTCCTATTCTGGCAACCTTCCTTCAACAATTCCACCGTGCAGATCCAACTCATGCCGAACCAGATGAACAGGAACATACGGATATACCGTGTCGGTGTATTCTTCATCCTTTGGATAACCCTTGCCAAATTGGGCGGCTTCCGAGAATTCCCGGAATCTCCAACTTTTTGGAACCTCGCTAGGGTATCCACACTCTACATGCGAGTATGGGCCGTGGTCGCTTCGTGGTGTGCAGTATGCAGTCTCACGGGCCTGAACACTGATTGAGAAGCCGTCGCGGCAAATGATTCGTGGGTTGTGTGCTTTCATTTTTGTTCTCCTTACTTTCTATATCGGAATTCTACCACAGCAAACTTGAATGTCAAGAGAAAAATCTAGAAAAAATTATTTTCTTTTTTGGCACAGCATTTGCTCTGCGATCGTAAGTCGTTGGGGCGTAAGGACTTATGGCCGACTCGGCCGGCCGGGCCCCACCAAAGAGGGGGCTATTCCTTACACCAATCTTTCTATAAATATTACCACAACACACACCATAAGAAAGAGCATAACAGCCAGGCCGTCATTGTTAAGTTTACTTTTCATTTTCTATTCTCCGAAAGAACTTCAAACCAGTTTGTTCCATTCTTACCTGTCAAACTTTTTTCAATCTTTCCAGCCAAACAGGCTAATGCTATTCCCCCAAACTGTTCTGAGTATTCCGTACCTATATTAGTATTCCTTGCTATATCTAATAGTTTTTCTTTTTGTTTTTTTGTTAGCATAGAAATCATTGCTTCTTCAAAATTATTATAGCCTGTTTTCATTTTCATTCTTGCTCCATTTCCTAAGCCGTTCAGCACGACGCTGTTGGGCAAAACTAACAATTCGTTCTTCGCTACGATCAAACACCACGGTGCAGTGTTCGCCACACTTTGGGCAAATTTCGTGGTCAATTTGTGAGCCACTCATTGGCTCGTTGCAACAGTCGCTTTGAATCATCATTCCCATTTTCATTCTCCATCTTGCCAATAAACATTGCACCAAACACCAAACAACTTGAAGGCTTTATACCTTGCAGCCTTCTCTGTACTAGCGTACACGTTGCCAAGATACTCATCTTTCTTGTAGCATTCAAAATAACCGCCAGCATAGCGACGATAGGTACTGAACATTTGATACTTACTCATCTCTTTCACTCTCTCTCTTACTTACTTACTAGCACTCATCCAATAGTAAACTTCGTTTGCAACACGCTGTCGAGTTGCTTTGGTAATGGATACATAATCCATTTTACGATCGTACAGTGAATAGGAACCGTCGTGGTGTTTGACGATTTCGCAATCCATCTTTCTAGCATACTGTACCAGATTCTTCTCAACGGTCTTGAAACTAGGCTTTCTCATTCTCATTCTCTCTTTCTTTTCAGACATTATACCAAAGATTTTCTGTTTGTCAACCCCGCCGCTGGGGGATCACTCCCAATTATTTTCTCGATAGCGTTGAACACTCTTGGCAGCGTGGATGCCATTGAGAACCGACAGCATCTCTTCGGTTCGGCGATAGTTTGGCAGTTTGTGTTCTGCTACTTCAATCCACACTGAGAGCATTTCATTGCTCATCTTGTGGAATTGCTCTTGAAGACTGTTGTATTGTGCTTGTAGCGTTGTCATTTTTTTCTCTCTTTCTTTCTCTCTTACTTCTTATATCGACATTCTACCATACGAAACTTGAATTGTCAAGAGATTTTTCTGCATTTTTATGTCAAGAAAATTTGACAAAACTTTCTGGTATTTTGTGTGCTTTTGGCACGGCATTTGCTAATACCCCTCGCAAGTGGGGTTCGGCCGGCCGGGCAGGCCGTAAGTCCTTACGTAGCAACAACTTACGAACGCCCACCCTAATGAGGGATCAACTCCACCCTGTACCACCCCTGATCGCCCGTTCAGTTTCCCAAGCGTATTCCTTCTCCAGCCAGTCGGCATGGCGAAGTCGTCGCAGCCTCTCACGAACGGCAGAGCGTACCATATGGGCCACCAGCCTATACTTTGCTGGGGTGTACGTTTGAGCATTATCGCTCAAGTCTTTCCCGCCTTCCCGGATCCAAGCGTCAAGTTCTCGCGTTGTCATTTTTTCGTAGGTTGTCATTCTATCATTCTCCAAAGGGTGACGATTCGCTTTCACTCAGTCTAGCATATTGGGCAGCCAACGCAACCACTCTTTCGGGGGAGCCAGGCTTTCCTACCTTTTCAATCATGTGGTCATTCCCGCCCACCAGTCTCTTATCGACCGACCGACGGTTAGCCTTTACAATTTTTCTCAATTCTTTTCGATTGAACTTGTGAACCGTTCCGTTCTGCTCAACACCTTTCCAGATTAGGGTACACTGATTCCAAGCGTCAGTGAGAATCGGGTATTGTTGCATGAGTTTTTCAGTATTCATTCTTTCGGTTTCCTATCGGGTGGACAATACTTGACGGGCTACGATTAGAGCGGCCTTTACGGTTTCGACCTCCTCGATCCTAGTATAGTTCGGCAGTTTATGTTCTGCAACCTCAACCCATACCGAAAGAAGATCGGTTGTCATGGTGTTGAAATACTTGCGGTAGTCGTTCATACTTGGGTAAATCGTCATTTTGTTTTCTCCTTAGTTATCCAAAGTCTAGCAAATTTTTTTGTGTTGTCAACCCCCACAAACGGGGGTAGCAGGATATTCTTCGGTCAGCACTTCACAATGCTCACCGCAATCGTTGCAGATACCATATTCGATATGGCAATCGTCAAGATATGAACCGCAGCAATCTGAAATGTAGAGGATTTGCATTTCCATTTTTATTTCTCCTTAGTTTTCTTTTCCTTATTCCTTATATCGACATTATACCAAAGCAATCTTTAGTCGTCAACAATAATTTTGGAATTTTTATGTCAAGAAAATTTGACAAAACTTTCTGGCATTTTGCTCTCGTTTGGCACAGCGTTTGCTAGTGGAACACTTGTACACCCCCACCACAGAGGGGGCCGGCCGGTCGAATCGCTTGTAAGTCTTTATTTACCAAGCACTTACCTTTGGCTAGCAATTCTTTTGGGGGATAGATCTACTCCAATATGGGGTCAAGCATATTCTCGATTCAGTTCGTTCTGCCAAAAGCGGACCAAGAGTGGATCTTGTGAAACCTTAGCAGGAAAGGTATCTGCTGATTGAACAGCAAGAACTTGATTGTTCTGCGAAAGAAAGATTCGCATCTTATTGAGGATAGTGTACCGAACGCCGTTTGCTTCGAAGTAGGGGATGAGCTTTTTCATGTCTTTTTCCTTTTCTTTCTTGGTTACTTGTTATGTCTCAAGTATATACCTAGTATCGTCAGGTGTCAAGTACTTTCTGAAAAATTTTTTTATTTTTTTCTAGTGCAAATATCATGCCAAAAGTTTTTTCTTTTATTACCCCACCAAAGAGGGGGCCGGTCGGCAGACATACACGCAAGTCTATATCTATCAATACCTTACATATATACCTACCTACATAGGGGGGTTTTTTTGTTTTGCTTGGGTATGTGTTCGCTGCTCTGAAAAAGGGCGGGTGGTCCAAAAATAGTAAGCACTATCTATATAAAATGTAATACCTAAACTATCAAGTTTGCCCCACAGTATCCCCAGATCCTACTAGCTGCCTTAGTTCTTGAATCACCCCCTCATCAAACCCCATATCTTCCCCATACTCCCTATTACATATCTTTGCTAATTCCCCATCTGAATACTCTTCCCCAAAATATTCCACTAACTTTTCCGCCTCTATCCCCCACCTAGATACAGCATCTCTTCTGTATAAATCCCCCACCTTGTCTTGAATCATTTGAGGCTTATATAAACTTAAATCAAATCTCATTGCTCTTATTGTGCCCGTTTGATATGAAGTACCTAATTTGGCATTGCATATATCTTTAATTTCTTCATCTGTCTTTGACTGATAGTATTCTTTTATCACACTAGTCGCCCCTGTCAGATCCGCATTCTTTACTCTTTTTCTATTTCTTGATTTGCCCTTCATCTTATTTTTCATTTGGCTTAATTGCCGAGGTGTTAGTTCTAATCCATATTCCGTATTTAATGCCTTAGCTATTTTTACATTACTGTTTCCATACTTATCCCCACAATTCTGTATAAATTCCTGTATATCTTTTCTTCTCCACAACTTTGTTCGCATAGCTCTTTTGTTATAGTAAATATCAGGATAATTATCTCTTAATCCTAATTTCTTTTCCCATCGATAAACTGTCGCTGATATGCGAACCCCTTTTCGTGTACAATTTCTTTTCCATCCATATAATGTTGTTAACTTATCTGCGTCACCTTCCAGCCTCACCCAATCTTTTTCAAATCTTTCTGGAAAATCCCCTCTTTTATCTAAACTATTTTCACTATAATTTCCAGATGTTAAATGATCAGGATTATAACAACATCTATTATTACATAAATGACGAACTAATTCTGGATATTCATTGTGCTTTTCGTAATAAGCTGCTCTATGCTTAAATATATGTTTGTCTTTGCTATTAATACGAACCTGAATTCTAGCATATCCGCCTGAACTTACACTAAGACTTTCCTTACAAGGAGTACCATTATAAAAATTCTTTTCACTATATTTAAAATGTTTTGTATAGGCTTTACTTTTAATACATTTATCTAACCATGGCTTAATTTCATCTATATTAGATGCCACCCAATTATTTAATAAATTCCGCTTCACCCACTTATGCTGATATTCACGTTCTTTGCTCATGACCACATTTTCATTACATCGTTCCAATACCACAAAAACCATCTTATAATTTTTATTCTTATAACACTGTATTAACTTTTTCGAAGTTTTATTAATTTTCCGTCCAGAAGTACCAGTCAAATTCCTAACATGTTCTTTACATCTAGCTATAATATCAATACTATTTCCAATATAAATTTTCACACCATTAACATCATTTCTATAAAAAACAATTCCGTAAATCCCACTAATCTTTTCTTTTGACCCAAAATAGATTTTTTCATATTTTTCCACCTGGTCCATAGTTAATATTTGCTTAGTCATCATCAACGCCCTTTTGTATAAAAATAGTGTATACCTATAATAGACAAAGCAGAACACAACCACAAACTACAGGCTTATTATGAATAGTATATACGTATCTTATGGCTCAAGAATTTCTAAATCTAATAGAAATTTCAATTTTGCCTCAAACGAAACATTTGCCGAAAATGATGATGGTGATGTTTTATATCCTGAAATTGATTCTAGCTTACCAGATCAATATAGTAATGATAATAGTTTTCCTGATTATGTTGACCAAGTTCCTAGTGACCATATAAATTTTACTTCGGGACTAACAAGAAATCACCTAATAGATAAAAACAAACCTCATATGATTAGTTTTCCTCCGGTTGTTAGTCCACATAGTGGTAGTGCCGTAGGACATAGTAGACTAACAGCTGTATATAAAGGAGGAAGATAATTATGCCATGTGTAAGTAGAGTGCCACCAGGTGGACCAAGAGATGGGGTTCAATATGGTTGTGAGGTAAATAATGGTTATTGTATGAGTGCAGGTGAGGAAGGTAATTGCGGTACTTGCTTCAAGTTAATGCAGCGAGGTTCCGCTACTTATGTTTTTAAAAGTTTTTCTGACCAACAAAGATGCGAAGAGTGTGAAGTTGTAGCTGCTCCTGATGGTATGTTGCCATTACAGGTTACAACCGAATTCGACGAACCTTGTAAGAAATGCATACCAGGTGAAAGAAAAACTCTACAAACAAAATATGGCATATCGTATATTTGGTCAGATAAAAAAATAATAGATAAACCTTCTCCGGGCAGTCCTTGCGATAAGTGTGTACTATTTCTTTTTCCTAACCCCAGAGAGGTTTGGCAGGATTGCGCAGCTCAAAATCCTGGTGCATCTAATTGTGAATGTGATACTAGCAACCCCAAGATGCCTAGATGTGTTTGTTGCGACACTCCTTGCGGAGTATGTGAAGAGTGTACAAAAGTAGGCAGAAGAAAAAAATGCAAAAATATATGTAGAAATTTAGACAATAATATTTGTGTAGGTGGAAATCCTACTACAGGAACTAAGGGTAATTGTGTTTGTATGTTTTTGCCTTATAATCCAGCAGGAATATCAATGACACAACTGATAGACGGATATCAAATGTGTACCGAAGCAGAGCCTAGTCTTAAGGCTAATTGTAAGGGTTGCGAATGTACTGTTACTTGCTTTGGTCAGACAAAGCTTGATCCTGATAAATGTAAATGTGTGCCTATGTGTGCTGATTGTACACCTAATTCTCAGTCATTTGGTGCATTAGAGGTTACAAGCAGTTGTCAAGAATGTAGAGAAAAATCTCCTGGCAATTGGGGCTGTGTAGATATTTGCATACCTCCAGCAGTTTGCGACGGTAGTGGCGGCTGCTATACTCCTAAGAGCAGTTTAGGACTATCTCTATTACCATAAATATATTTAAATGAATGAATAATAGACCAATAATAATAAATGCCTTTAAACATTAATAAGAAAGTTGTATATGATTTATTATAGATATGGTGGATATATCAAGAAAAATGATAGAGCAGGAATGAACTTTAATTGTCGAAACACCTATAATGCTCAAGATTCTTTACCAAAGACATATAAGAATAATCGAGCGTATAGATACTATGATGGCTATAGAGATAGTTTAACATACCTACCTCCTCCAGATTCCTATAGAGATAGTTTTTATAACATGAATTATGGTGTATGTTTTATGCTCAAAGACCAGGTTCGTGACGATGGTTTTGCTTTCCCCCATATTTTTTCTAAACTTTTATCAGAAGAAGTAGTAAGCAATTATAGGCTAGCCACAGCTTATAGCAATTAATAAAACATAGGAGTTTTAATATAATGGGCACAGAATCAAGAACAGGACCACCTATTATTGTTAGTGATAATCCTTATCTCAAATGCGCACCTTTAACGCAATGGGAGTGTGAATCTTGCGAATCGTATTTTTTAAATATACGTGGTCAGCAGGTTCCCGCATCAAGTTGGATACACCACAATAATCTCTTTCCCTGCAGCACTTGTGAATGGGATAGGAAAAATCAGAGAAAGATCATCAAAAATATAGAAAAACCCTGCAAAGATTGTACAGAGAAAGCAGTAGGCAAGCCCGATGCGAAACCTCGTTCTGTCAGAAAATGGGTGAGTAAAACGGCCCCATTGATCAATATCCCTGGGAATCCATTGCCAGTACCAGATCCTTGCGTAAAGTGCGTAGCAGATCCACAAAGTCCTGGGGGGGATAAATGGGTAGACAAATGCGGAGAGGGTTATGAATGCAACTCTAAAGGAAAGTGCATACCAGATAATTGCGGTACCGACTGCATTAAAAATTGCGAAGAGTGTGAGTGGGAGGATGCTAGTCATAAAAGAAAAATTTGTGTAAGTCAGTGTAGCGCAGTTACTGTTTGTGTAATAGACTTATTTTATAATAATCCAGATAATCCTCTTGAAAAAAGCGGTAGGTGTGAGTGTAAATTTCGCAATTACGGATCTGAACCTCCTTTATTTACTCCTGCTGGCCAAACAGAATGTCCACAAGATCAGCCAGAAGTATTGAATAGGGTCTTCAATGGTTTGGCTGATTGTACATGTGTTTGTAACCTAAATGAAGATAAATGCAAAGAACAAAATGAAGATAGTAAATTTGATGCTGATACTTGTTCTTGTGTTTACGATGCAGATGCACTTTCTATTAACTTAATACCTTAGATTAATAATATGAATAGACCTGTTATTATAAATGGATCAAAAATCGTACCACAGGTACCTGTGAATCAGATACCAGATGAGCCTATTATTAATAATGATCCTAATGTTAGGGGTGTTATAGGTAATGAGGTTCCTGCTAGTGATGCTAGACAAACAGGTTCTATACTAGGTTTAACAGCTAGTTCTGGAGCTTTGTCTGGTCTTGTAAACATAGCAAGTATTGGAGGTCCAGGCACATGGAATCCAGCTTGTTTAGATGGAGATATTCATCCTGATAATGCTTGTGTGTCTTGCTTGAGAGGGAAATGGTATCACGCAGATTATCTTAATCCTTGTTCTATTCATGCTCCTGGATTAAATGCTTTTTTACAGCCAACTTGTAAAGAGATCATGAGCGTTGGCTGTCAGTTATGTGGACCGTGTTATATATGTAACAGCAGTGGTCTTGGTACTTATTCATGTGATGATCTGCCAGGCCCCGGTCCAACTCTTCAAGAGCAGTGTTTAGAATGCAATAACGATGTAGCTTTTTGCACCAATGGTCAAAACCCAAATACATTTTTATGCACAGAGGGTGACAAAACTTACTGTTGTGATGGTAGTTGCATAGATCCTTTAAAATGTTATTATACATCATCCATCACTGGTAAATGTGTTCCTGGTTGTAATCCTCTATTACTAGACTGCGCTAAATGTGAATTTGGGAGATGTATGCCCGGAGCCGCTTGTGGTGAATGTGAAAAGTGTGATTTAGGAATTTGCGTACCTGACCCAGACGCATATGATAATGATGGAAATCCTTGTAGCTCATATTCTCAAAATATATTACAAAGCACTATTGTGCCATAATTATTGCGATATTATTTTTTGCTTGACATCGGATTTTTGACCGTTATTATATATTAACGCGTTTTAACCCGCTTTCTATAGGAACAAAGGAAAATTACTATGAAATTAAATCAGAAAATTACAGTTCAGCCTCCTCCATATTCAGACAACGCTGGTAATGTTACTACGCCAGACCCTATTGTTACTGATACGTTAAAAGTTGTTTATATGGATGATCCTACACACAAAACTATCAGCGTTCAAATTGATCAAATTCCATTGCCGGTACAGCTATATAGTGCTGCTAGTTATGAAGAACTTGGAGATTGGACTAAATCTCAGCTAGAAGATAGGTTGAGAGTTTTGATGGGTGATCACCCAGACAAGTTCTTAAGAAGTCTTTTTCCAAAAACTATGGAAGAAGATCCGCATGGACCAGGAACTCAACTTAGTAAAATGATTAAAAGTCTTGGTATTCATATGAGCGATAGCTGCTCTTGTCGTCGCCACGCTATTAATATGAATGAAAAAGGTAACGATTGGTGTGAACAAAATATTGATACTGTTGTAGGTTGGCTTGATCAAGAAGCCAAGAATAGAGGACTACCATTCGTAAAGATGGTTGGCAAGGTTATGGTTAACCGAGCTATTAAAAAGTCTAGAAAATTACTTGCTAATCAGCCAGTTCCAGAAAATGACGAGGACCTAGATAACGAAGATTGATCTATTTTTATAAATAGAATTATTTCTTGAAGCACCCTCGAAAGCGGGTGCTTTTTTTTTGGATGTTGGTGTATAATAATATATATGTTATTAACTAAACACAAAGGCGCAAGATATGGGTTGTTTACCAGAGGTTGACGAAATAAAAGAATACATTCTAGATGGAACTTTTTATGATAGGTGTGATGATGCTTGTCCGCCTAATCAAGGTATTGGTAGTGGCGGATTACAGCTCAAACCTGCGGTTAAGTTTGATGTTGAATTACCAGTTGGTACTATAAAGGGTTTCACTGTGTCGGCGGAAGGCGCGAATGTACAATGGGGCAATGGTCAAATATTGAATGGATGTCCTAATAGTAATGTTGGTACACCTAAACCGCCTAATGATAATAAGCGTAAAAGTGGCAACACAGGCAGACCGGGAGGTGACTGTTGGGCAGAATGGGCGCGCTATTGGAATAGAAAGAGCCAGGCCGATCTAGGTAATACAAAATCAGCACTAGGTAAGTCGCATAAACCATATTTTAAAGGCATCGAGCTGACGGCCAAGGCAACCTATAGTTTTGAATATGAAATGTCATATGTAAAAACATCTAAACCAGCCGACGGAACTAATTGTGGAAATACAGTTGCTGTCATAGGCACTACTGCTGGCACAACAGACCCTCAAACTACTACTATACAACCCGCTTGGATAAATGCATCCCAAGATGGCTATGTACATTGTCAACCAATAGCAAATGCGGGTTACTGTAGGGGAAGATCTGGTGTGTATGTGCCAAGAGGGGCGGCAAATTTATGCTTCGATCCTAATAATCCCCAAAAGCAAGAGGTATGGTGCCAATGTGGTGTAGCCGCTACTATTGTTTGGAGTTACGTTCCAGGTGGTGTCATACCTAAAGATCCATATTCTCAGAGATTGTCGAGCAACAAACCCCCACTAATACCAGGGACAAAGATCAATTTGCCTAATAATCTGTCTGTATTGGTATTTAGTTCAGATAGTGTAGACCAAGCATCTTGTGCTGCTACGCCACCTGGACCTAGAGCTCTGAGTATATTTAATGCAGGTATGGCACTAGCAAATGCTGTTGCTGATACTGCATTTGGTCTCAAATCAGCAGCAGAAAAAGATGCGGTCAAGAAATATAACGCTATTGCTGCGGCTGGTGGATCTTGCGGCCTTGCTGAGCGAGGGTGGTCATCTGGATCCATTAGTGTAGAGATATCGTCCCAAGAATTACCAGATAAACCACCAGAACCAGAACCAGAACCAGAACCAGACCAATAAAACCCAGAGTCAAATCATTTATATGCTGCATACAGAGAGTTTTTAAATATGGCTATTCACAATATTTACGAAATTACACAAAATTATAGAGAACCATTAACATTACAAGGTTTTCCATTATATAATAGCATATGCGATAGTATTGATACTTCCCAAAAGGTTTATAAAGATATTTATTTAGAGGTTGATAAATATTATCAAGGCAGTAAGCCAGAATTTATGGTACTTTTATCTCTTTCTTCTAACTCTTTAGTTATTGATAACATCAATTCTCAATCACCTTATATATATATCACAAATGATTCCTTTCCTGAAAATACATACCAATTTCAACAAGAATCTTTTTTAGTCAAATATAATACCACACTACACAATACTGAAATTATCTCAAATGGTATTTTTACCGGTGATAATATAATAGATTCGGATAATTTAACTTATTACGCAAAACCTATTGGTATACTTGATAGTGGTTTTGCCGTTATTCAGCAAGGTTATAAACTAAATAGTTTATTTTATTTATCTTGCTTAAATGAATCTACTAACGACTTTGATAAAGAGTATATACAAGTAAGTTTAACTATTAACGATAATACAATATCAATTACTGGTGGCAGCAATTATCAGGTTGGAGACACATTCAATATTATATCAGCTGGTAGCACCGGACAAGCTTTGCTGACAGTAGAACAAATAAATAGTGATACTGGTGAAATTTTATCAGTGAGTTTATTTAATGATATGACCGATATTACGGTAGCTCCACAGGTAGTATATTTAGGGCAAACAGGATCTGGCGCTAATATCACTATTAATGATGATTATAGTATTGCTAATATTGTCTCAACATTACAAAGATATTATCCGGTTTATAATAATGTATATGTATACGCAGAAAAAGATGGTCAAGATTATATTACATTACCACAATCTATTTATCTTGACTATGATTATGATCTCACCGGTGTTGAAATTAATGAAACAGAGTTTGTAATTAATGATATTATATGTTTATCTTCTGGTAATAATATAGATGTTGATACGAAATTTTATTTTCATATGAATGATAATATTTACACATCTGATAACTATATTACTATTGACTTTAATCTTTTGCAAGATATGCACAACCCTATTGTTACGGGCTTAAAATTTAAACGTTTTCCTAATAAGGTGTAATTATGGCCGCTGAATGTTGTAATAGTAATTGCCCATGTCCCAGACCAGATCAAGATCCTGATGGATCTTCTTTAGATCCGTGGCAAAAGGGTTATGGTGGTAAGTGCTGTGGATGTACAGCGATTGATTATGATAAGAATGTATATTTATGTAAATCTAGAAATATAGATCCTGTTACTGGAAAATCTGGTACACCTCATTGGAAAGCCCCTTGCGGTTGTGAATGTGACCCTACTAAGATTGGACCATGCGATAAACCTGAGTATCCACATTTTATGTCTGAATTCTGTGGTTGTGGTTGTACCTATATTTATCAAATGAAAAAAAATCCTGATATAAATCCTTGCGGAGATGATATGAAGGTGGTTATTCAACCATGTAATTGTGGCTGTGATGTTGGTTACGACTGTAAAGCTGAGGACCCTAGTCGTCCTAAACTAAAAATAACATGGACTACAGACTTAGCCGGCAACAAAACCGGAGATCAAGATTGTGAATGTGTATGTCCACTTAACGAACCTGGCGGACCTAGATGTGGTCAAGGTAAATATAGAAGGTTGCCACACTTCAAATCTAAGGATTGCTCATGTTATTGTAAACATGCAAGTGAGGAACCATGTACAGGCAGTACTCCCGATTTTGACAAAGAGGATTGTAGCTGTAAATGCGCATATAAAGAATCTGTAAATCTACAATTCGTCAAAAAATGCCCTCCAAACAAACCCAGTCTGAGAGACTCTACTTGTAGCTGTTATTGCTATTTTGAAGAAGTTTTATATAAACAGGGATTAGATTGTGATTATTATAGCGATGGAGCATTACCTGATTTTGATGCTGATAATTGTCAGTGTGTATGTAAGCTTTTACAAAAAGGCTGCAGTGGAGGTAAAGTACCAGATCCAGCAGGAAAATGCAAGTGTGTATGTCCTCAGGGTATGAAAGAATGCAAAGGAAAGTGTTATAATGCATGCCCATCTGGACAAAGTCGAGATCCTAATGATTGTGTATGTAAAAATTATACACAAGCTGTGCTTTCAGATATTTTCTTACCCTAAACCCAAGTATTGATATGAATATTTTATACGGTAAAAATTTAACTAGTAGATTTAATACATTTATAGATAAAAAAGATACGCAAAATACTAAAATTAATAAAGATTATATATATCCGCAGCAATCTAATATTACATATAATATTGGCAAACTAACTAATAATACACAATTATTTGTAATTGATCAAGTAGGTGACGCCGAATAAGTTTCTATGGACTTTTTGGTTGCCTACCTCTGTTTTTTACTATTTTTAATCGACGTCTTTGTGCTCTTACCATATCAGTAGATATATGATATCCAGTAATTTTGGATAATGTCATAGCTACAACGTTATCGGGCATTAATGGACTATTATTTCTAATAAATTCTATATCTTCTTCTCTCCATTTTTTATATGTTTTAGACATATTAAGTTACCTTGCTTTACTCGGTGTAATTAAATAGTATAATAGTATATTAACCCTTTTGAGAAAACGGTCAATCATATGAAACATAAAAAGTATAACAACCTAGCTAATTCAACCATTAAGGTAGTAGCATCAGAAAATCTTGATATATCTGATGACCTTAATAATAATCAATATAAAAGTATAGCAGAATTATATGAGGAAGAAAATTCCGAAAAAAACAACGAAAAAAACAACGAAGAAAATACAGAATAAAGTAAATGTAACAGAAGAAGAGTTTCTAGCTGTTTTAGACAATATAAGCAAAAGACTCTGTTATAAATTCAAGTTTGCTTATCATGATATTAATGATATGAAGCAACAAGCAGCGATTTTTGCTCTTGAAGGATTAGAAAAATATGATCACTCTAGACCGTTAGAGAATTTTTTGTGGACACATGTAAGAAATAGGCTTTTTAATTATAAGAGAGATAATTATCAGCGTCCAGACAAACCTTGCTTAACTTGCCCATTATATAATCCTAAAAATAAAGACGGTAAGGATTGTGAAGAGTTTAACGATAAATTCAACTGTCATGCTTATAGATCTTGGTTTAACAGAAATAATAACAAAAAAGGAATTATTCAACCATCTTATATAGACAATATAGACCCAGCGAATACTAAAGATTTTGTGGATCATATATCAGACCAGCAACTAGTCGATTTTATAGAAGAAAATTTACCAGTAAAATACAGAAGCACATACCTAAAATTAAAACACGGACAAAAGGTCATAAAAAACGATAAAGTAAAGTTACAGAATTTTATTAAAAAGAAACTCATACCCAAATATAAAAATGACTAAAAAAAGAGGACAGCTTTCGCTACAGGAAGAAAAGTACATTAAAGAAAATGCTAATTCTTCAAGTATAGAAGATATAGCAGTTAGTTTAAATAGAAATGTAGCTCCTATTAAAAAATACATAGAAAAAAATCAGTTGCTGCAAACACCAGCAGAGCATGCTGATAATGAAATCTTAAGTATTAAACTTAGATCTAAATCTTTTTGGGGTGAGGTATGTAAGCAGTTTGATAAAGAGACTGGCGAATTAGATTATTTCGAAAATACATGGATTAATCTTATTAAACAATTTCGTGAAGATGTTCTTCCAGCAGAAGAGTTACAAATTAAACAGTTTATTACAATAGATATTCTTATTAACAGAAGTATGAAAGAGCGTAAAAGACATATTGCAGAAACCGAAAAATTACAAAGGCAGGTAGACTTTGAGTATGAAATGCCAGAATCTGATAGAGACACCGCTAAGCTAGCAAATCTTGAAACACAATTAAGTTTTGCTAGAAATAGTATCGCTAGCTATACTAATGAATATACCAAATTATTAAGTGAACAGCAAAAAATTAGTAAAGATTTAAAAGCTACTAGAGAACAAAGAATTAAAAGGATTGAAGATGGCAAAAGCAGTTGGACAGGATTAATTAGGATGCTGGAAGATGAAGACATCAGAGAAAAAGAAGGCCGCCAGTTAGAAATTCTAAAGATGGCTACCAGTAAATTTAAAGATGATTTACAATCACCACACCAATATCAAGATAATGAATTTGATACACCTATATTAAATGCGGAATCAGTACTAAAGAATCAAGATGAATAAAAGATTATATGATCAACAATATAAAGCGTGGATTAAACAAATTTTTGCTAGAGACAAATTTAAGTGTCAGTGGCCAGAATGTAAAAAACAAAAAGGTAAATTAAACGCTCATCATATTAAGAAGTGGGCAGACTACCCAGGGTTAAGATTGTATCCCAATAATGGTATTACTTTATGTAAATATCACCACGACCTAATCAAGAGTAATGAAGAAAATTATGAAATGATGTTTTTTAAAATTATAGCAAATAAAAAATGAATAACCTATACCTTTATAATTTAATATTCAATTCTGAATTTTGCAATTATACTGAAGAGTGTTCTTGTGTACTGGGGATGGAGCCTGCATTAGCCTTATATCTTTTTGATTATTCTGGAGAATTATTTTTAACATACCCTAGAGAATTTCAAACTAATTCTTTAATTATTAATAGTTTTAGATTTTTGAATACATGTATACATCTTACTAAGAATCATTGTAATATTTCTAACCATTCTTTTAACTATAAAAATATAAACTTTAAGTATATTGATCGATATACCACCAATTTTATACATATAGATAGTGTTAATAGGTATGATAAAGTATATCAATATAACCCACCAGAAAAGTTATACTATAACGGCATAAGATATTTTTTACCCAAAATAGAAGATGTAATCTCATATTGTTTTTATTTATATGGTAAATCCTTTAATATATCTTATCTTAGAGATGCTAGCGTATTATCTTGTATTTATCAAAATAAAATCATCAATAATAATATTTTAACTAATTTATTAATCGTTGGTTCTAATGTTAAGAAAATATTCAATAAGGCTATTAAAGATTTTATGAAGCTAGAATTTTCGGATATTGCATTTGATTTTGATCAGGCCGATATTAGAGAAAGAGTTCAACCAACACTGGATTTTTGCCATGGGTCATGAATCAGACAAGAAATACAGTTTTAATATAATCATAGACACCAGAGAACAAAAACCATGGGCTTTTGCTGGATGTAATACTATTAATAAAAAATTAGATACTGGAGATTATAGTATAGAGGGCTTAGAAGATTTACTATGTATCGAAAGAAAGAACAGTGTGAGCGAGATCGCAAATAATATTTCTGAAGCTAGATTCAAAGCTGAAATATTAAGAATGAATGACTACCTATACAAATTTATTTTATTAGAATTTAGTTTACAGGATGTTTTAAACTATCCTATAGGCTCTACCGTACCTAGAAGATTATGGTCTAAAATAAAAATTAAACCAGCTTATATACTTAAATATTTAACAGAATTACAGATCAAACATAATATTAATGTGGTATTTTGCGATAACCCAGAAGCTGCTAATCAGATGGCGTTTTCTATCTTTAAGAGGGTGAATGAATTACATGGTAAGTAATAATTATTTAGATAATGCCTGGTTGAATATAGGCGATATTGACAAGATTAAGATAGATAAAAACCTAATGATCAATAGGTCAGAAAAGGATATTGAAAATCCAGACCGCCACCTGATCAATATTATTAAGAATCCAGATAATTTTAGTATGACAGCTAAACTTTTAATGGATATTGAACTACACCCAATTCAAGCTGCTATATTACAAGAATTCTGGGATAGGCCGTTCCCTATGTTTATTGCTAGTCGTGGTTTTGGTAAATCTTTTTTATTAGCTTTGTATTGTACCTTAAAATGCATCTTTGTTCCTGGTAGCAAGATCGTTGTGGTTGGAGCTGCGTTTAGACAGAGTAAAGTTATATTTGAATATATGGAAACCATATGGAGAAAGTCAGCTATTATTCGTAGTATCTTTAATGGTAATGATGATGGACCAAGGCGAGACGTTGATAGATGTACTATGAGATATGGAGATAGCTGGACCATAGCCATTCCTTTGGGTGATGGTAGTAAAATTAGAGGTTTAAGAGCTCATATTATTATTGCTGACGAATTTGCATCTATATCACCAGAGGTATATGAAACAGTTGTGTCTGGTTTCGCTGCGGTATCAGCAGATCCTATGGGTAATGTCAAAGCAGAAGCTAAAAAAGAATTAATGAAAGATCTTGGGATATGGAATGAAGAAATGGAATCTTTACAATACCGTAAAAGCAATCAGGCAATTATAGCAGGAACGGCTGATTATAGCTTTAAGCATTTCGCTCAATATTGGGAGAGATATAGGGCTATTATTCATAGTAAAGGCAATGAAGAGCAGTTACAAAAATTATTCCAGGGTGAGGTGCCACAAAATTTTAACTGGAAAGACTATAGCGTAGTTAGGATTCCATATGAATTGATACCAAAGGGTTTCATGGATGATAGGCAGGTAGCTAGGGCTAGGGCAACTATACATAGTGGTATATACAACATGGAATATGCTGCTTGCTTCACAAAAGACAGCAGTGGATTTTTTCGTAGAAGTCTAATAGAAAGTTGTGTTACTAATAATAAAAATCCAATCATTATCAATAATGAACCTATTATATTTGATGCTAGAATTAAGGGGGATCCTGACAAAAAATATATTTATGGCATTGACCCTGCTAGTGAGCAAGATAATTTTAGCATTGTGGTACTTGAATTACACCATAATCATACAAGGATAGTTTATTGCTGGACTACAAATAGAACAAATTTTAAGAAACGACAAAGAACAGGTCTTGTAGATGAAAATGATTTTTATGGTTTTTGCGCTAGAAAGATTCGTGATTTAATGAAGGTTTTTCCTTGCGAAAGAATAGGTATAGATGCTCAGGGAGGTGGTATAGCTATCGAAGAGGCTTTGCACGATAGTAATAAATTAAAAGAGCATGAATTACCCATCTGGCCTATTATAGATGATAAAAAGAGTAAAGATAGTGACGCTAAGCCAGGTTTACATATTTTGGAGCTGGTGCAATTCGCCAGATCTGACTGGACCAGTCATGCCAATCATGGTCTTAGAAAAGATTTTGAAGATAAAGTTTTGTTATTTCCAGCTTTCGATAATTTAACTCTTGGATTAGCTATGGAAAAAGACTCCCAGAATGTATTAGAAACAGACCTAGAAAATGTATATGACACTCTTGGTGAGTGTATTTTAGAAATTGAAGAATTGAAAAATGAGCTTACCACCATAGTAATGAGTCAAACAAGCAATAGTTCTGGATCAAGAGAGAAATGGGATACTCCAGATAACAAAGGAGCTGGAGCAAAAAGAGGTAAATTAAGAAAAGATAGATATAGCTCATTAATTATAGCTAATTCTATAGCCAGATCTATCAGTAGGGCTGATGCACCCATAGAATATGACGTTATAGGTGGTGTTGATGGTAGATATAAGAATTCTACAGAGAGCCTATATAAAGGTCCTGCCTGGTTTACCAATGACGCAAATAACGATATATATGTTGGTATTTATAAAAAATAGTGTATAATAAACTAGTTAACCATAAACAATAGAACCGCAATAGAAATGCAATACCATTATGTCAAATAAATATCCAAAAAGTAAAGCCATAGAAGATGCAGAGATAGAAAAAGAAGAGGCTTATGTTACATGGGGTGATGATTTAGCCTCTAAACAAAGCGCCTTGGAGCTTTCCTCAAAATCTTTAGCTGAATTTGAAGGTATTCATAGAACTACAGGTTATGCTAGATATAATAGAGATTTTTCTAACTTATCAGAAAATACATCTAGCCGTCCAGGTCTAACTAGATCAGATTATGACTATTTTAGACCAAATGAAGCTGTTCCCGTTAAGCTTAAAAATATTATCAAAACTGCTGATACAATATATCAGAGAGTGGGTTTGGTTAAGAATGTTATTGATCTTATGGGCGATTTCGGATCTCAAGGTATTAGACTTTCCCATAGAAATAAAAGAATAGAAAGATTTTATAGAAATTGGTTTAGGAAAATTAATGGTATAGATAGAAGCGAAAGATTTCTTAATAATTTATACAGGGTAGGGAATGTTGTTATTAATAAACAAACAGCGAAAATTAGTCAAAAAATAGCTGATGAATTATATAGAGCTAATGCTAAAGCTGATATCGATCCTTCTTTAGATGAAATTAAAGTTGATAGAAAAGAAATACCATGGAGATATACATTTATCGATCCTTTTTATGTTGACATTTTAGGAGAGAGCTTATCATCTTTTGTTGGGAAAAAACAGTATGCTATTTCACTACCAGCTCAATTAAGAAAAACTATAAACAGTCCTAAAAATGATATAGAAAAACAAATTGTAGATCAATTACCAGAGAGTATTTTATTTGCTGCAAAAAATAAAACACTTTATCCTTTAGATGCTGATAAAACTCTAGTTTTTCATTACAAAAAAGACGATTGGCAGAATTGGGCATATCCCATGATTTATGCTATTATGGATGATATCAATATTATCGAAAAACTTAAACTAGCTGACTTAGCTGCATTAGACGGCGCTATTTCCAATATTCGAATTTTCAAACTCGGTAATCTAGAACATAAAATAGCTCCAACAAAAGCTGCTGCTGCTAAACTATCTAATATTTTACAAAATAATGTTGGTGGCGGTACAATGGATTTAATTTGGGGTCCAGATATTGAGTTATTAGAAAGTAAAACTAATGTACATCAATTTTTAGGAGAAGCTAAATATACTCCACACTTAAATAGTGTTTATGCTGGTCTTGGTATACCTCCCACATTAACAGGCACTTACGGTGCTGCTGGTACTACTAATAATTTCATTAGTCTAAAAACATTAACACAAAGACTAGAATATGGTAGACAGGTATTAGTACAATTTTGGCAAAAAGAAATAGAAATGCTACAAAAAGCCATGGGCTTCAGATATCCAGCTAAAATAGAATTTGATAGAATGGACCTAAGCAATGAAGAAGCAGAAAAAGCCCTATTAATACAACTAGCTGATAGGAATTTAGTGAGTGAAGAATTGGTGCAAACAAGATTCGGTTTTGATGCTGATATGGAACAAAGTCGAATTAGTAGAGAAAGTAAAGAAAGAGCATCATCCAAGAGACCTACTAAATCAGGGCCATATCATGATGCTGAATTTATCAATAGCTTAAAAAAGATAGCATTACAATCAGGTATGGCTACACCTAGCGAGGTTGGTTTAGACTTATCCAAGAAGAAACGTGGCGAAAAAAATCTTTACGAACTCAAAAACGATACAGAAAAGAAAAACACAACGAAGTTGGTTAAAGATTCGCCAGAATCTTTACCTGGCGTTCCTGGCGAAGGCCGCCCACAAATGTCAAAAGACACCAAGAAAAGAAAGACCAAAGATTTTAAACCTAGAACCGGGGCAACATTAGACATATGGGCGCAGGACGCACAAGAAAGAATAGCCTGTATAATCAATCCTCTTATTCTAGAGTTTTACAATAAGAAAAATTTACGATCATTATCTAGTGATGAGTCCAAAAACTTAGAATTTATTAAAACACAAGCCCTTTTTTCTTTAAAACCTTTTGTAAAAATTGACCCTGATAAAATTTCTGCTAATATAAAAAGTATTTCTCAAACTACCAAAAGTTTAATATCGGGGTATGAATATTGGGTAAGGTCAATATCCAACAATTTACAAAGAACATTAACTACAGAAGAGCAAAAACTAGTTAAGTCAATTTATTACTCATCTATTCATACGGAAGAAGAATAATATGCATATTTATCAACAAGAATGGGATGACGGTGTTGCTGAACAGGTAATAGCCAACGCTTCTATTGCATACCTCGCACAAATTCAACCAACAACAAAACAAACAACTGACTTAGTTAAGGCTAGTGTTAATTATCAATTAATTACGGATCCTGATAGTCAGTCATTAGCATCCGTTACCGACGAAGATCTGTATTATGTTCAATCTATCTTAGTGAGTTCATCATGGAATAGAAATGATGATATTTTTGATAAAGTAGAAGTATGGAAAGCTAAAAATACTCCGGAAGATAAGCCCACTAATTTAGAGCATGACGAGGACCAAATTGTTGGACATATTGTTTCTAACTGGCCCATAGATGTTGATGGTCAGAAAATTCCAGATAATATTGATATGGAACAGCTTCCTGATAAATTCCATATTGTTACCGGTTCTGTTATTTATAGAAATTTTTCTAATCCTGAATTGAGAGAAAGAGCAGAGTCTTTAATTCAGGAAATCGAGGCTGGTAAAAAGTTTGTTAGCATGGAATGTTATTTTAATAATTTTGATTATGGTTTACTAAATCAAGAAACTGGAGAATATAAAGTATTAGCTAGAAATAATAATACTAGTTATTTAACTAAATTTTTAAGATCATATGGTGGTGTTGGAGAATATGATAATCATAAAATTGGCAGAGTATTGCGCAATATAAGTTTTTCAGGAAAGGGTTTTGTGAACAAACCAGCTAATCCAGAAAGTATTATTTTTGATAAACAAAGTGCTGATGAAATTTTTACTAAAAAAGACGATAACCTTTTAGCCAATAATAGTGTATTTAATATCCAAGCGTCCTTTAACCCGGAGAATGATAATATGAGTCTAGAAAAAGATGTAAAAGAACTAGCAGAAAAAGTCGAAGCTATGACCGGCTGTGGCGAAGTTCTTAAAGAGGCTTATAGTCGCGTAAGCGAACTAGAGGCTAAAGTCATGCAACTAGAAGCTACCATGAAAGATAAAGAAGAAGATATGGCAAGAATGTCAGATCAGGCTTCTTCTCTTAATGAAGCTGTAGCTGAGAAAGATAAACTCTTAGAAGAATACAAGAAAAAAATGGAATATGATGTAGCACAATTAGATGAAGTTAAAGCCAACGAGCTTAAAGAACTTACTAGTGCTCATGAAGAAGCTCTCAAGACAAGAGAATGTGATCTTGAGACATTGAAAAGCGAACTTGCTGCTGCTAATGAGGCTATTGAAGCTTATAAAGCAAAAGAAGCTGAACTTGCTAGGCAGGCAAAAATTGTTAGTAGGGTCTCTGAACTTGTCGAATCTGGTGTTGCTCACGATGTAGCAGAAGCTACAGTGAACAAATTTGAAGATCTAGACGATGAGGCTTTCGCTACTATCAAGTCTTTGGTTAGTTCTAATGTTCCTGAGTGGGCTCAAACTAAATCAGAAGAAGTTGCTTCGGAAGAAGTTGCAGAAGCTGAAGAGGTTGCAGATTCTACTGAGACTGAAGAACAAGAAGGTGAACTAGAAGATTCAGTTGCTGAGGAAGTTTTAGAAACCGCAGAAGCTGAAGAATCTGTTGATCTTAGTGTTGGTAGTGATGAAGATTCAGAGATCGATCACACTAGAGCATCATTAGTAGATTTTGTTTATTCTAGATTAGGCAAACAACAATCCAATAAAGGAGAATGAAAAATGGCTTTAAAACCAGATCGTGTTGAAAGTTTTACCGATGTATCTTTCTTTATGAACACAACCGGCGATCGCGGCGGTGTGGTTGTATACAACGGTGCAGGTGGTGTTGGTTCATCTATGGATGATGCTGATGCCGTAGTTATCTATCCAACTGGCAGTCCAGCTGGCACTGCTCCAGCAGGTGTTTTACTTAATGATGTTGTTAATCTTGATCTTACAAGACAACATATTAATTATCATAAAGATGAAGTTCAGGCTGGCGGCAAAGTGGCTCTTCTTCGTAGGGGTCAAGTTACTACCAACAGTCTAGCTTCTGGTCAAAGTCCAGTTGCTGGAGACGCTGCTTATTATGATGGTGCTGGTGATTTCACCACAGTATCAACAAACAGTGTTAAAGTTGGTACATTCTTAAGTGGCAAAGATGCCGACGGCTACGTTAAAGTAGATATTAACATTACCTGAGTTTAAAAAGGAGATATATAAACATGGCTAATAAATTTGAACCATCCGCTGAGCTTACTGATCTCTTAGTTAGATCAGGTTCTGCTGAAAAAGAGCAGTCTTTGGCTGCTAGTAGAGAGTTTGCAAAAGCTCTTGAGCTTCCATTGCGTCAAGCTATTCTTAGTGGAGATATTCTTGATGGCATCTTTGAACCAATTCAATTGGCTCCTGGTGCTACTCCAGAATTTCCATTAGACTTCTTGGCTCCTGGAACAGAAGCTGATTTTGTTGCTTATACTTTACCTAATCATGGTTATGTACCAGAAAGACATGTCGAAGGCGATTATGTCATGGTTCCTACCTATGATATTGGTGCAAGTATCGACTATCTTCTAAAGTATGCTCGTGACGCCCGTTGGGATGTCGTTGGTCGTGCTATGGAAGTTCTCGAAGCACAATTCGTCAAGAAGATGAATGATGACGGTTGGCACACCTTGCTTGCTGCTGGTGTAGACCGTAATATTGTTGTTTATGATAGTGACGCTGATGCTGGTCAGTTTACTAAGAGACTTGTTTCTCTTATGAAGACCGTTATGCGTCGTAATGGTGGCGGTAACTCTGCTAGTAATAACAGAGGTATCCTTACCGATCTTTATGTCTCACCAGAGGCTATGGAAGATATCAGAAACTGGGGCGTTGATCAGGTCGATGAGATTACTCGTCGTGAGATCTATACCGCTGCTGACGGTAATGTTAATCGCGTGTTTGGTGTAAACCTTCATGACGTTGATGAGCTTGGCGAAGGCCAAGAATATCAAGAGTTCTATGATAATGTTCTTTCTGGCACTATTGATGCTGGCGACAGCGAAATTGTTGTTGGTCTTGACCTTAGAAAGAGAGATTCATTTATCATGCCAGTTCGTCAAGAAGTTCAAATCTTTGAAGATGATACCCTTCATCGTCAAAAGAGAGCTGGCTTCTATGGATGGGCTGAGCAGGGTTTTGCTGTTCTAGATAACAGAAGAGTGCTTCTTGGCTCTCTTTAATCTTTAAGCTTTGCTTATGATATCGAAGTAGCCGGCTCCACAAAGGGTCGGCTATTTCTTTTTCACACCAGAAAGGTATAAGGATAATATGGCTGCCGGTAAATATGATTTCTCTATAGAGCAAGGTAGTTCTTTCAGGATTGATTTTATATATAAAGACTCTGATAAACAACCTGTTAATCTTACAAATTGGTGTGCTCAATTGATATGGAAAACAGAAAGATATGAAGCTAAGGTTATTTCTGCTGTCAATAGTTCAGATACTATTCAAGTTTCCGATCCCTCTTTGCTTGTTGATAACGGAATGATAACAGGACATAATATACCGATTAATACATATATCATTGAATTTAGTGGTTCTATAGCCAAACTTTCTAATAATGTTACACTATCGGCTGGTAGCACCATCTATTTTGAGCCTGTTACATATCAGTATAAGTCCAGTAATACAGATTATACGAAATATACTTTTAGCGTGAATTCTAGTGGCAGGATTTCTTTAATAATACCAGCCAATGTTACAGATACTTTTGGATTTAATAAAGCTAAATATGATTTGGACCTAGAGTCTCCGAACGATTGGTCTGACGGTGGAGATAAACATATTTCTAGAATATTATATGGCAATATAAATATTGTAAAAAGATATAGCTCTAGTGACACCCAGAGCGTGTGCTCATAGATATATAGGAATTCTTAATTCATGTCTACTTATTACTTAGAAGTCGCTATTAATCAAAACACTAATATTATAGAAGTAAATCCCGAAGGCAACCCTTCCGTAGAAGTAAAGCTTGAAAATAATTTACACAACATAGATGTTGTGGATGAAACTATAGCTATTACCAATACTAATAAACCACTCGGATCTGTACCATACTCTGAAACATCACAAGTTGCTGGAGATTATGAAGTTAGTGTGTTTGAGGATGTAGTTGTGATTATCGATAGCGAAGTAGGTACATTATCTAATACAATTAACGTTACACTACATACAGCTTTTGATAATCTTGGCAAAATTATTAGAATTAAAAATCGCACTACAAAAACTGTAAACATTAAAACAAAAAATAATGAAACTATTGATGATCTAAGCTCTTATGATTTATTTTATAAAAATGAATCTATAACATTATTATCTGACGGCAATAATTGGTGTATAATTTAATGGTTTTGGTTATTTTTTACACAGCAAAATGGAGAATTTTATATGAGTTATAGTCCTATAGCTGCCGGCGGCGGCAATCAAAAGGGTTTGGTGTTTTTTGGTTCTGATGCAAGCTCTAACAAATTTGATTCGGACGGCAGTAATCTGTATTACGATAATAGCAAGCTGTATGCCCCAGGTGTAGTGCTTCCTGATGGTGGTTATATTGGTTCAGATAGTGCTAATAGCGCAATCGCTATTGATGCTAGCGGCAATGTAACTATCGATGGTGGCCTTACCGTTAATGGTACTACAACTACTGTTAATAGTACCAATACTGTTGTTGCAGACACTTTGATTGAGTTGAATAATGGTGCTGAAAGCAATGGTAATGATTCTGGTTTTATTATCGAAAGAGGCAGTACTGGAGATAATGCTGTTTTCGTTTGGGATGAAAGCGAAGACAGATTTACTCTTGGTACTACAACAGCTACTGGCGCAAGTACTGGTAATTTAGATATTAGTCTTGGTACACTTGCGGCTAATATTGTTGGTGATGTTACTGGCGATCTTACGGGTGATGTAACTGGTAATGTTACTGGTGATCTTACCGGTAATGTTACTGGTAATGTTACTGGTAATTTAACAGGTAATGTGACCGGAGATGTGACTGGTGACGTGACCGGTGATTTAACTGGCAATGTTACTGGAAATGTTACTGGAAATGTTACCGGTAATGTAACTGGTGATCTTACTGGTGATGTAACCGGTGATTTAACTGGTAATGTTACCGGAAATGTGACTGGTAATGTAACTGGTGATCTTACTGGTGATGTAACCGGTGATTTAACTGGTAATGTAACCGGCAACGTAACCG